TCTGGGATAGAGCCGTTAGAGCGGATGGCGTTCAGATCGTTGTCAGCGGTGCCGACACGCAGATCTGTTTCCAGCAAACGAGTCGCCACAAACATCAGCGCAGGCGGGACAATCAGCTTACGAGGACGCGCTGCAATCAGAAGGCCGCGCTCATCTACATAAGCTGCGATCTTGATTACTGCGTCTTCCAGCGATGTCTCGTTCAGGTCAACATCTGTGGTAGGACGGTTTGCGTTATTGCCACCAGCTACAGTCGGGTGAGCCGTGCTGAACAGGGTTACGCCATCTCCAGAGTTGAAGGTGGTGAAGCCATTGTTCAGCAGTGCTGCTGCCTTGACCTGCTTGGTGTACGCCATGGCCCGTGCGAGAGCCTTGGTGTAGCGAGCCGAAAGAGCATCGTACAAGTTGTCTTCCATAGCTTCCTCGGTCACCGAGAAACCCATAGCAACCGTTTCGTGGTTGTAACGAGCAGTGTACGACTCTTGCGCGGAATCGAAGCTGATAGCCGAACCTTCAGGCTTAACTGGCGCTGCGCCAAAGCCCGATAATTTGACTTCCTCTTCAAAGCTACGCTCTGAGTTCTCCGTTTCGTAGATCTCAGCATGCTCGTTTTCGTACTTTTCGTACTCAAGACCAAACAGTGCGTTAAGACCGGGGAGCAGCTCTTTCAGGAGTTGTGCGCGTGTAATAGCCATTTTCTACTCCTTACGCCGAGCCAGTGGTGGAGGTATGCTGATGGTAATTAAACTTACACACCAGAACCGGGAAAGACGTACCTTTCTCGTCACCCTGATCACCGCCCAGATAGTCAATAACCCGAATCGGGTTCTGAGCATCCGTGCTGAGTTCAGAGATGTCCAACGCCACGCGGCTGACTTTCAGCGAGGTGTTGGGAGCAGTTTGGACGAGAAGAGTGTTCTTGCCATAGATGTCGCCCGTGTTAGCTGGCGCACCATCGGCTTGGATGGTGAACAGAACATTCGGGTCATCTACAACATACGCCATGATATCATCGGCTGCTGTGCTTGCCGGATAAAGCTGGCTGAACGTCTTTTGATTGGTGTTCGGATCTGTGTACGAACAACCAAGGAAGATACCGACGATATCGATTTCAGTCGAATCATCGCCGGTGGCGGACTGCTTTTCGATTGTAGTGGCCGTGCCACCGTCAACCAGATGAACGATATCCCCTGTTGCAATCGCAGTGCCGTAGCCCGAAGCAATCGGGTACTGGCGGAAAGCCTCAAGAGAACCGCTGTCAAGACGACCAATCGGGCGCAGACCGAAGGGAGCGGCTACTGAAGACATGTGTCTCTCCTTCTAATCAAGCCATTTAACAATGGTAAGCGCCCCTGTATGGGTTACTTACCAAACGATGTTTTAGTCGTGCGCTCTGGATTCAGAACGGGCATGCGTGGATCAGACTGACGGAGATAACTGTTATCAACAGCATCCTGTTGATCTTGGTTCATCTGTTGATGCGCGTCAGTTCTTGAATCAACGTATTCTGTAGAGTTTTCGCAGAGGAGCAAACCTCCGACCTCAACATTACCCTCAAAACGAGAATCGTGATCGGGTATGACCTGTAACTCTGGATGATCTTCTGCCTTTACCGGGGTCCACCCATTTCGGAACTTGGACGACACGTTCTTGTTGTCTGTCTCACCCATGATTGATGTGCGTACCCAGCGGTACTCAACACCCTCACGAGGCTCTGGATCAGGCAACATGGTCGGCCTTTGCCATGTCTTCTTGCGCTCTTGCTTGTCTCTTGACTCGTTTGAGCGAGGTGTCCGGTTAGACATTAGATGTCTCCTTCAAAAGTTGCGCCGCGTATTGTTCGGGAGTTACTCCAAGCCTCTTGGCGAGGGAGACCTGAGTTGAGGTCAGTTGCACTCTGCGTGGTTTTTTTGCACTCCTGTTAGCGGGGGCAACCACGTTACCAGTTTGACGGGGCGGTGCTTCCTCAACTTCTACCTCGTCAAACTTGTCTGGAAACCTTTTACGCATGGCCTCATCGACCGCGCTATAATACTCTTCTACCCTTTGTGGGTTTGCCGGATCAATACCATTTTTCGTCAGGCGCTCATGAACGCCGAAAGCAAACCCGGTCATTTCCTCATCTTGCCCGAACCACTGGTTCTCGGATGCCCACTGTTTTGTACGATCGTCTAATTTTACTTGGGGCTGCTGAACAGGCTGTTCGGCAGGGGCTTGCGGCGCAGGCGTTTCGGCCTGACGCTTTTGCGGCTTATAGGAGTTGACCCTGATCTTTTCTGCCTGAAGCGCGGATAGCTGCTCCTGTGCATCTACAATCTTGTCAGGGTCGCCTGTCTCGTAAGCCTCTTTGTAGGCCGCTTTTGCGTTATTGATTTGTGCCTCGACACGAGTTTTTGCCTGCTCTACGAGAGTGTTTTCGCCCTCATCAAGAGTTTTACGGAGTCTGTTGTTCTCCTCTTGGAGCTTTTGGGCATAAGACACAGCCTCTTCACGAATGCGCTGGGCCTCTTCTTTTGCCCTGCGTTCCTCGTGATACTCGTATTTGATCTGCTTGATGCGCTTCTGGACGTTCTCTCCATAGTTGGAGACCTCATCATCCTCGCTTGCTTCAGGCTCTTTTTCGGCCTTCCTCTTGGGGCGATCACGATCCTCTGGCGGAGTATCATCGACAATGTCGATCTCCAGTTCACCGGAATCAACGATCTCTACCTCGTTCTCTTCGGGCAGTTCGTCAAACTTCTCTGCTGGGTTCGTACTCATACTCTTGTGTATCCTCTTGGGTCATCGACCACTGCTTCTACAGTGTCGTCATTGATCAAACGAAACTCCTGCTTATCAATCTTGAAGCGGGTGCCTGAATAGGATCTGAAGATGACAAAGTCTCCTTCTTGGCAATACGGGCCATTCGGGAACTTGTCTTTGTCCATATAGGCGTCAGGACCAGCCTTGACCACGAAGCCAATGACCGATGCTGTCTGCTCTGCTGATTTGAGGGAGTCGGGCATGTAAACGCCGCTGTCCGTCTTCTCTTTTACCTCTAAGGGCTTGATCAAGAGTTTGTAGCCCGAAGGCTCTGGTATTTTGTTTGCGACCTTGTGATCGACTTCTTTGACTTCAGAATACATCTGTCTTCCTTGCAGTGATTGAGGTTCACAGTACCTTGCGGCCCTAGCCGTTACTCCTCTTGGAGAAGTTTTTCCAAATCTAATACATCTCGCTCTATTAACGCAAGAGCTTCTACTTTGCCAACGAGTCGCATATAGGACTCAAAGTCCTCACAGCCCCCACCAGCCATATGATCCGCAATGTGATTCATATATTCGCGTATTTTCTGCCTAACGGCTTCAAGCTCATTCATCGCTCTCTGTTATCTCCCTTGCTATTTCACGCCCAAGTTGAATGCCTTCCCTGATGTCTTCACGGCGAGCATCATCTGCCTTTTGGGCGATCTGGACTCCGAGTCTTGCGCCTTCGCGCTTTTCCTCCGACTCGATACGATCTTTCTGCACTTCTACATTCGCGGCTTTCGCCTGAGCATCTGATTGCAACTTGGCGATATCAAGCTGCTTCTTATGCTCAAACTCCGCCTCTTTCAGAGCGAGTTCACGCTGCTGAATCTGGGTAAGTGGGTCTTGCTGCTGCTTCATAGCCTCTTCTTGCGCCATCTCTGCCTGATCTTTCTTCAGCAGCTTGGCTGCGGCTTCAGAGGCAAGGCGAGATATTTCGATCTCCACATCCTCTGGCAGCGGCTTATCTTCATCCGGCATACCAACACCGAGGTTCTTTTCGATCTCTTTGCGGTACTGGAACGCCACATGCTCCGTGACATGGGCTGCCATGGCCGCTTGGATTGCGCCAGCAAACGGGCTTTGTCCGATGATCTCTTGCAGCTTTGGATCTTGTGCTGCTGCCAAGTGAACCTGAATATGGGCCTCATGGTCCTGATACTTGAACGCCTTGACCGGCTCCTGCTTGAGGATCGCCATGTTCTCTGTGACCGGATCGTGAGGCTTGATGTCTTCAGGCAGCTTGATGATTTCGTCAGCATCCTTGATGCCAAGCACCTCCAGCATCTGCCTGTGCAGCTTGCCCATGTCGTACAGGTTTGGTGCTTGCTGCGCCAACTGAAGGGCTGCCTGATACTGGACCACACGCTGTGACATGGTTGCTGCGTTTGGATCAGATACCGGGACAACATCAACGCGGTCGTCGAAATCTTTGCGGCGATCAAAATCACCATCCATCTCGTAGGCGTACTCTGACGGCATGTAGTCTTTGATAACCACAGCCAGCAAGCCAAGCTCACGCTTGAGAGCTGCATGCAATCTGGCCTGAACGCCAGACATCACCTTCATGCTGCGCTCCATCAGAGCGAGAGTGGTGCCTACTGGAGCCTGTGGGTTGAGATTTCCAACTTGTACATCCGCAACGGAGCCAACCCGTCTCCCCTCTTCAACGATGTTTCCAAGCAGTTGATAGAGTACCGACGACGGCTCCTTGTAAGGAAGGAATGCAATAGAATCCCGAATTGCACCACCCGGTACGTCCACATCGCGGAACTCCCCCGGCATGAGAGGCGAATCATCGCCTTTAATGCGAAGACCCCTAGCCTTGAGGCCAGCAGGGAGATTCGATAGCGTGCCAGCGTCAATAAGCTGGCGAAGAATAGAAGTGGCGCTCTTAGCAAGACCGCCAATAAGATGAATAAGACCCGTTCCGTAGAACCCGAGGCCCGGTAAGTAGCGATAATGTACGAAGTGTTGTCTCTTACGCTTTTTAGGATCTCCCTCATACCAGTTCCTCCTCACCGAAAGAACGATCTTGGACGACTTGTCTAGGGTGACGACATACGGACGGGCTATGCCGTCTGGGTCGTCGAAGGGTTCCGGCATGTTCAGATCGACATGGAACTCAAGAACAGTGTGCCGGTCATCATCTTCGATGACGGCTGTCTCTCCTTCGATCTCGTCATACTTCTCCTGAATGTCTGAGTAATCCGGCTCAGGGTCAGGAAGCTCGACATCACGGTAAAAGCCGTTGACCTGTAGCTCGACAATCTCGTTGGCGTTCTTCTTCATCACATGCGTGTAGCGTGGGCATGTGGCGAGATCAGATGCACCGTATGACACGACAAAGTCTTCAGCAGGCACGAACATGGCAGAGGGGCGCTCCATCAGCGGGTCGTAATAGACCTTCTTGAACGCAGAACCGGCCAGAGGAAGACGGAAGAGCATCTGCTCTGTCTCGTCCCTGTATTCGGTCATCTTCTCTGTCAGGAGATAATTCATCTCCTCTTCGACGCGCTGGGCCTGTTCCTGCTTTTCCGCATCCTTGCGTCCGACAATCTTGGTGCGGACGGGGCCTGATGCCGGGAACAACTCCCCCATGGCTTGCGCTTGGAAGCGGACAACTGCTTCTGTCAGAAGTGGGTGGAACACGCCAGCAGCACCCTGCCAAGGCTGAGTGCGCTCTTCGATCTTCATTCCAAGGAGATCAAGACCGCGAGTATAGCTCCTTGCCCAATCACGACGGGACTGCTTGTCGCTTTCAAAGTCTGTGACAAGTTCTGATGCCAAGGATTCAAGATCCGCATCTTCCATGTATTCGGCAAGGTTGGCGTCATGCTCTGGACCCATGATCTGCTCGACCATCTCTCCAGAAAAATCAATGACCATGGATTCATCGTCTCCAGAGATAGAGACCGCGTCTGGATTTATGACCTCAACCTCTACAGCTTCAGTCCCTTCCATCTCCACGTCCGATGGTGTCATCTGCTTTTCGACTGCCATTCTAGATCCCCTCAGTAATATTCAACCGGCCTTCTGTAGATTGGCTCATCATCCCACTCATCCATTGAGCTTCTGATCCAACCGCCTTGACGGAACCGCAGAAGAGCCTGTGTTGTGGAGTCTACCAAGTCGTCATTGTCACCAGCGGGGAAGGCTGCACATTCTTCGACAACCTCTTCGGCCCACCTTGTTGCTGGACACCACACAATGCCAGATGCGAACAGGTCACTCACGGCATTGACACGGGCTATCTTATCCTGACCCCTCGACGGTGTAAACTCCGTCACCGGAATCCCCATGGCGCGAAGCTCAAAGATGAGGGGAGATCCAGCGGCTTTTGCTTCCACGATCATCTGATCAGGCTCGTACTCCCAGTATTTTTCGTAGGCAGCGCGTTTGAGATCAGGGAACTCCAGCTTCTCCTTGTACGCATCAAGCAGGATCAGATTGGGTATCGACTCGCCATTTTCATTCGGATGGTGAAACACCCCCCATGTTGTGCAAGCAGAGTAGTCGGCGCGTTGCGTCTTGAGGAAAGCGGTGTCCCAACTCTGGATAATCGCATCGCAGTGGGGCGGGTTCTCGTATTCCCACTCCTGCCACCACTCGCGCTTGATGAGTGCGCCCTCTTCGGATGTGGGGTCTTGCTGATACTGGGCAGACCATTTGGAGACAGGCAGTTCTGCTTTCAGACTATCAAGCTGATCGATGGGCCAGAACTCTGGCCATAGCGGATCGCCAGACGGCATCACGGCAGGAAGCTCAATCACCTCCCATTCATCAGCGCCCTCTCTCTGGGTAGCGGATTTAATGATCTGGCCCGTGAGATCCCGTGTTGACCACCGTGTCATCACGACAATGATGGCTCCCCCCGGCTGTAAACGCTGACGAGGTCCAGAGGTATACCACTCGTAGACCTTGTCATAGACCTCTGGGTTGTATGCACCCACCGCAGCGTCCTGCTCTGAGTGCGGATCATCGATAATCAGCACATCAGCACCCTTACCAGTGACGGCACCGCCAACACCAATAGCGAAATAGTCGCCTTTTTTGTTCGTGTTCCAGCGCCCAGCCGCTTTTGAGTCGCTTGAAAGCTCTATACCGGGGAAAACCTCTTGGAAATCATCCTGATTGATCAGGTTACGCACCTTACGACCGAATCCAACGGCCAGTTCGGCAGTGTGAGCGGTCTGGATCACCTTTTTTTCAGGATATCTGCCGAGATACCACGCCGGAAACAGGTATGAAGCGAACTCCGACTTGGTATGACGGGGCGGCATGTTGATGATGAGGCGCTTTAGCTCTCCATTCGCCACCCTCTCAAAGGCATCAGCCATCACCTTGTGATGTCGGCCACTGATGAAGGCTGGCCACATGCGATTGACGAAAGTGAGGAAGTCTGTACGGGACTCTTCCTTGCTCTTTACCTCTTCAAGCTCGGACAAGAGCGCCAGAATCTCCTGTTTCTGGTCCGGGGGCAGCTTTTGTAGCTTGTTTTTAAGCCCTGCTATCTGATTCATGCTGCTTCCTAGAGGCTGACGGCGAGGAGGGAGGAGGAACTTCCCATCCCCGCCGGAGACATCGGGAGAACGAATGCCTCGGCAAAACTATATAGTACATAGTATATAATATATATATAATACATAAGCTCTATATCGTTCATGTACTATAAGCCTCATCCTTCAAGTAGAGATCCTCTCTACGTTCATCGATACATCTAGGCACACAAAGCCCGCAACACTTGCACCTTCCCTTGGAATCAGTCCTCAGATGCGTCTCACAGCGTGGGCATAGGCCCATACGCTCTAAACGATCCATCCTTCCGTCATCATCATAGATAATCACCCGTATCTCCTGATAGTGAGAAGTATATGGGGGTGTATGATTCCTACCCTCTTTGCCCGATTTGTACCCCCGTACAAAAACAACAGCACATCGGCACAAAAAAACATAGGGGGAGGGGTATTATTTTTGAGGGATATTTGGATGTGTGGAACATCATGTATATACGACGGCCATACGGCGGCGCAAATGGGGTGGGCGGGGGCGGGTGGGGTCTCGCCGATTGCAAAAAAACACCCGCTAACCCCTTGTTATGACAGTAATTTTGGGTTTGGCCCTAATCGGCCATGAATCTCGCCAGCTTCTGCTGTAGCTCCGCTTCAATATCGTGGGCAGTGCGGTCAGTCTTTTCGCTGGTAACGACATGGTCCTCGAACAAGCCGCATGATCTGCCAAGCTGCGTCAGTGCCGCGACCCTCGACGTATCGCTCCCGACCTTGGCCTCATGCTTCAACTGATCAGTCACCCATATCCTGAGCTTCTCATCGTCTGTCCGCTTTCGTGCGGCGTATTCCTCCGATAGCGTCTTGATCCTTAGTGCGACCTTAGCGTTCTGTGTCGCCAGCTTACTGGCATTGGTCCAGACTGCGCTTGGCTTTGTCCCCTCGCTCACATTGTATGCCGCACGGTAAGCGTCGGTAAGCCGCTCACCTGATGCGACTAGCTGGGCGAAGTGTTCCTGCTTACTGGTGAGCTTGTCCTTACCTGTATCCCCCACAAGGTGAAGGGAAGGTCTATCTGTATCCATGGTGAAGTGCCTCCGCTGATCTGCGCTACGCTTGGTCGGGCGTCCAGATTGTTAGCATACCAACAAATCGACACACCCTGTTCCGCTCCCCCGATTTTGGGGAAAATTCGTACTACCGTACAAATCTACAATCTCACCTCAATATTTTGTAGGGCTGAAACGTCTACTGGAAGCCAAATAATAGAACCCATAAAGAAAATGGGTCTAATAGGGTTTACAGGGCATGATATCCATGCTAGGCAGGCTCTGCCTGACGCACTGAAGACGCGGCAGGGGGCCACGCAGTGGCCGCACAGGCTCAGATCGCCACCCGGTTATGTCGGTTCTAGCCCCGGCTCTCCTACCCCACTGAATGGCGGGGCGGTGTCACCTCTCCCACCTGCGAGGCTGAAGGCTCAGACTACGCCGCCTCGCGGGACAGCACCCAATGCGCTGATGCGGCTGGCTCCGGCTGGCCGCGCTTGTAGGCGGGGGCGTAAGTCTGGCAGGGCGGCGGCACGATGCCGTTCCTGCGGAGAGGTTCCCAAAAAAAATCTAGGGCTGGGCGGCACTGTCGCCCTGCCCCTATTCATTTGACACTTTGTCACCACCAACAATCAGGAGACTGTCACATGGCACTAGCTTACACCGTCTATCAGATCATCCTCGACGACGAGACTGTTGCTCAAGTCAACAAGGATGGCTGGGGTTCCAGCAACAAGGCTTCAGCCTATGCCAAGGCTTTGAGCTTTGGCGACCCGACAACCGGCCTCAAGCATGGCTGCTACACCAAGGTCGCGGAGATCATTGCCGACGATCTTGATCATGTCTTTGAGATCGGCAACGGCGTCGTCCCCTGCGAAGAGGGTCGCATGCGCCGCTACGCAAAGATGACTAGCATCAGCGTCGGCAACATTATCGGCGACGATTTTGGACGCCGCTGGGTTGTCTCGCCGGTCGGCTTCACGCCGGTCGAAGAGGCCATTCAACAATACGCCACCTAAAAACAGGGCGGGGCTTCACGGCCCCGCCTCTATTCATTTGCTCATTTACCAACCAACCCAAACCAAAGGAGATGTCATGAGCAACAAAACTTTCACCGCCGCCGCAGATCGTATCAACCAGATCGGCCTCAACCAGAGCCGCATCAACACGCTCAAGGGTGACGCAAAGGAGATCACCGCAGAGAGCCAAGGGCTGAAGCTCGACAGCTACGCCCACCTGATCGCTGGCATTGCACCGGCCAAGCTCACCGCCAAGGCAAATCTGAATGCCAAGGATCGGGTCGCACTGAAGGGCGACCTGATGGATGCCGGTCAACAGACCGACAGCATGGCCGACAAGCTGATCAAGAATGCAGTCGGTGCGCGGAACGTCTTCCAGATCGGCGGCGACAACTGGACGCCAGCCGCCGTGCTGGAAGTGTTCGACGCAAATGAGATCACCAGCGAGGCCAAGCTGATCAAGGCTGTCTCCGGTGACGACAAGAAGAGCAAGGTCGCACTGGCGGTCGAGAAGATCGCTGGCCGTCGTTCAACCAAGAAGAACGAGAAGGGCGAGCGGGTCGCTGGCGACAAGTGGCTGGGCGGCTTCAGCTACGACGAGATCGAAGAGTTCCACACCGCTCTCGCCGACGCCCTGCGTACTAGGGGCGAGATGGAAGCTGCCGCACAAGAGGCTGGTGACCAGACCGACCAAGACAACGCCGACGTAAACGAGATGCTCGAAAAGCTCTAGCATCCACCCCAACCATGGCGGGGGCCGACCGGCCCCTGCCCATTTGTTTGACACTTTGTCCACCACCAACCAATGGAGAATGCACCAATGAATGCACAACGTCGCAAAGAGCTTTCCGCAATCATCACTGAGCTAGACGCAATCTCGTTCTATGCGATCGAAGACAAGCTGTCTCAGCTTTCCGACCGCATCGAAAACGTCATGTATGACGAGGAGGAAGCCTACGACAATCTGCCGGATGGCCTGAAAAATTCTGCGAAAGGTGAGGCCATGGCTGATGCCATCAGGCTGATGCAGGACGCAGTGTCGGACATCTACAGCACCATCCAAGAGATGGGTGGCCTGTCAGCATCAGGCATTCTCGAAGAGGTGATAGCGGACTAAAAAAATTGCAGGGGCTTCACGGCCCCTGCCCATTCATTTGATCATTTACCACCACCAACAAGCGAGGATCACATGAGAGAAAATCTTGTTCGCAACATGCGGTATGACGATGACGCTGGGGGCCGTCTCTGGGCTGTCTTTCCCCGCCGGTATTCGGACGAGCGCATCCGGCAATTCTTTCGGATGCACGGCGTCTGGACTGACGGCCACTACCAGCGCACCGGCAAGGTCGCTCTAAGCATGGGCGGCGAAGGTGTAAGGTCGGGTGGCCCCGGCTCGTATTACGAGGACGGCTTGGTATTTCGCCGCCAAGGTTCTCGCGTTCTAGTCACCCAAAGCTGGGGGTATGACATATGAAAAACCTGATCAGCCTTTATCACAAGCTGCTAGACGCGCAGCACAATGTATCTCAGGCCATGCAAAGTGATTGGCCTGCAAGCACCCGCGCCTTCAAGGCCGCTGAGACTAGGGCAAACAGAAAATATTGTGCAGCGGTTGAAGCCTATCTTGTCCAGCACGGCGTCGAGCCAACAATGCAAAACAAGATAAGCCTGATGACCAAGCTGGCAGTAGGTGAGCGCATGAAAGCTCGTAACAAGGGAGACTGATATGAAGATCATGATCGAAGTGAAAAACAACTACGGCAAGCCGGTGGCCTATCCTGTCTGTGTGGCCGCTCACAATTTCGCGGCCATTGCCAAGACTGAGACCCTGACCGCCGACACGCTGAAGCTGATCGGCCTTCTGGGGTTTGAGGTCGAGGTCGTCCAGCCTGATCTGTCTGATCTGCTTGGCGTCTAAACATTGCGGGGGCCTCATGGCCCCTGCCCATTTCTTAATTTGTACCATCGTACAAATGGCGGCAACCAACAGCCGCACAACAGCCAGCAAATGGAGATGCACCAAATGGCTACATTACAGCAAGCAATGACTATCGTTCATCAGTCGATGATTTCGCAGGCTCAGTTCGCGCATGACCGTGACGCAAAGCGCGTCGTCGTGATGCTGCAAGCCGACCCCGGCACCGGCAAGACAAGCTGCCTTCAGCAAGGTGCTGAAGAGACCGGCGCACGTTCATCCATCCTGTCTATCGCCCAGTATGACCCCGGCGAGTTTCCGGGCTGGACGGTATCGCAGGGCGACGGCATGGTTCGCCTGCGTCCTGATTGGATGCCAGTGAACACGCCAGAAGAGCAGGCACGCGCAGAGGCTGGCGAGGTCGTCGGCTGGCTGATCGTGGACGAGCCGCAGAATGCACCGACCATGATGATGAACATCTTGGCGCAGCTTGTGAACGAGCGGCGCGTAGGTCGGCACTATCTGCCGGACGGCTGGGCTATCGTTCTGGCTGGCAACAAGGACAGCAACCGCGCTGGCACCAACAAGATGCCGACGCATCTGCGTGACCGCCTGACGATCATTGAGCTTGAGGCAGAGGTCGAGACCTTCCTTGCCTACGCGAACAAGGTCGGCATGTCCCACCTGATCACCGGCTTTGTCCGCGCACGGCCCGACGCACTGAACGGCTTCAAGCGTGACGCTGTCGCATGGTCGTCGGCGCGTGGCCTTGATCGCACCAATACCATCTTGTCGTGGGGGCTGGACGCTGTGACACAGCAGATCGCCATTGCCGCGCAGATCGGTGAGGGCATGGCCGCTGAGCTTGCTGGGTTCATCCGCATCCATGACAGCATGGGTGACCCTGCGGAAGCCCTTGCAAACCCGTCCACCTATCCGGTGCCGGACGCTGACCCGTCAGCCACCTACGCTATGTGTGCGGCTCTGTCCAACATGGCCACGGCTGACAATTTCGCTGCAATGCTCACCTATCTGAAGCGGTTCGATCATCAGGAGTTCGCCGCCTTCACGATCAAGGACGCATGCAACCGCAAGCCTGAGTTGAAGAAGGTTCCCGCGCTGCGCGACTACCTTCTTTCGCACGGCAAAGACCTTCTGTTGAATTGGTGATCGCTATGGATGCTACAACAAAAATCGCTAGGGCCAAGGCCCAGCTTGCCTACGACCAGCCTTTCTTTGGGGTGTTCGCTTTGGACACCCCCTTCATCCAAGATGATGATCAGCCGACCATGTGTACCAATGGTCAGTGGATCAAGTGGAACAGTGAGGCTGCGCTGCGCTGGTCAGACAGTGAGCGTCAGTTCGTCATCTGTCACGAGATCATGCACATTGCCTTGGAACACTGTGTCGAGATCAAAGAGATCGATGGCGAACCGGCAGATCGCAAGCTGGTCAATGTCGCCATGGATTATGTGATCAACGCGCAGTTGATTGAGGCCGGCCTGATCATGCCGGAAGGCGGCCTGTATGACCCGCAGTATCGGGGCATGGGCTGGCTTCAGGTCTATCGCCTGCTGAAGAAGATGTCGCCGCCTGACAGGCCCCAGCCCCAGCCATGGGGCGGTGAGGTCGGCACCCCGAAAGACGGTCAGGGCAACACTCTGACCGGCGAGGCTGCCAAGCAGCATCAGAACGATATCAACATCCGCATGACCAAGGCCGCGCAGACGGCTGAGGCGCGGGGCGTGGGCAAGCTGCCAGCCGGTATCCAAGAGGCCGTCAGCAAGCTGCGTCAGACCAAGGTGCGGTTTGAGGATGTTCTGTTGCGGTTCATTGGCGGTGACACGCCAGAGGACTACAGCTTCCGCAAGCCTCACAAGAGGGGCTGGCACGAACATGGCCTGTATCTGCCCACAATGCTCAATGAGGGCGTCGGTGATATCGCCATGCTGTTTGACTGCTCTGGCTCAATGTCCACGCCAGAGCTTGAGCAGGGCTTCTCTGAGGTCAAGTCTCTGGTCGAGGATTTCTGCCCCCGCTCTGTGACTGTCGTGCAGTTCGACGGCGAGGTGCAGAAGGTCGATACATTCGATGATGGCGACTTCATCGACAAGATCGAGTTCACCGGCAGGGGCGGCACCAGAGTGGAGCCAGCCTTCAAGTATCTGGATCGGGCTGACGTTCCGCACGATCAGATCATCGTGTTCACCGACATGGGTATCCATGACTATCCAGATATCCATCCCGATGTGCCGGTGCTGTGGGTATCGACTACATCACACTTTGCCGACCCGCCATTCGGCGAGACGACTGTGATTGAGGTGGGGGCCTAGCGCCCCCACCAAACATTCGTACCATCGTACAAATTGGAGATGCACTAATGAACAAGACCACTTTCAAATACATCGAAGCACTGAAGGCAAAACTTCAGTCTGAGATTGACATCTGGACACCTGTCGTGGGCAAGGAGCTTATGCTCGACTGTCTCAAATATGGCGACACCAAATATGAATGGTCGCCAGAAGGCCGCGCTGCCTATGATGTCTATGCAAGCGAGTTGGACTACCATGCCGGTCGCTATCTCGCCAAAGCCTTTGACGCAACCCTTAAAACCTTGAGGCGTCTTAGGAAGACGGTATCGGAGCGTGAAGAATACAATCCGATGTTCAACCACAAGGTGAATAGCAGATTGTGGGTCAATCAAACCATGTCGAGACAGTTCAAGTCTGTGGCGAACACAATAAACATAGACCCAGATCTGGCTCTTGAGAACCAAGGCGAGGCAGACTACGCAAGGCGGGTGGAGTTCAATGTCCCCATGTCTTGGCACCGTAGCGTCTATGAGCGCGGCCTTGCGGTGATCAAATCTGGCAAAGGAAAGCACCTTGTCATCAGTGCGAAGCCTACGCCCATGCCATGGGTCGAAGAACAGGGGATGATTGTTTTCAAGTGCAAGACAATCTTCTTCAGGCGCAGGCACGGCGAGGAGATCGACGGCTGGCTGGTCCTGTTCAGTCACGGCACCAACTCTGACGAGAACCCTGTCGTGGGTGATGACGGCAAGCTGCGACTGCCGCATGCGTTCCACACTGACCTGCGCCGGTCTGTCAGTCTTCTGAACAGTCGGACGTTTCGGTCACTATCCGACATGCTCTGATCTGGGAAGCACCAGCCTCACGGCTGGTGCTTTTTATGACAGTAGTACAGAGAGCAACCATTCCGATGGAGGATTGAATGCAGATCATCACACAAGCAGAGGCAAAGGCGAGGGGACTGACCAAGTTCTTTACCGGCAAGCCCTGCAAACACGGACACATTTCCCAGCGTTGGGCATCAGGGGGCTGCATCGAATGTCAGCTTTCCAAGCGTCGTGCTGCGAACGCAAAGCGTCTGAGTGCTGAGTGGGAGCAATACAAGCGCGATAATCAGCATCGCTTTGGCATTCCTATCATGTCTCGACAAGAAGCGAAGGACGCTGGCTCGAACTTTTATTTCACAGGACATGCTTGCGTCAATGGTCACACGACAAAGCGAAGCACCCACACCCGCGAATGCTATGGATGCAGGGATGCGAAGAGGGCCGAATACAAAAAGCGGGGGCTGGCTCAACTGTATGACAAGAGGTCGAGAGAGAAGCACAAAGAGAAGATCAGAGCAGCAATGAAAATCTGGCGATCTCAAAATGCGGATCACCGCCGTGCTTACATGAAAAAATGGACGCAGGAGAACCGTGAACACCGACGCCTGTACAAGCAGGCAAACAGGGCAAGGATTGCCGAGCAGACCGTGGCTCGACAAGAGCGAACACGACAGGCAACACCGTTGTGGGCGAACAGAGACAGCATCCTGCTTAAATACAAAGAGCGTCAGCGAATGACGGCTATCACTGGCGTGCTGCATCATGTCGATCACAAAATACCGCTGCAAGGCGAAAATGTTTGCGGCCTTCATGTGGCTGCAAATCTGCGGGTAATCCCTGCGCGAGACAATCTGAGTAAGAACAACAAATGGGAGACAGCATGATTACATACGACGACGCACCAAACTATCGATACAGAGGCTATCGATACGTTCCGCAGATCATGCACGAAGACGAGGAAGGCATCAGGAAGGCCAGCCACTTTGTGTTCAAGGTCGAGAACTACAACCCCAACCGCAGCGGCATTGCCCTGCCTGACTTCAGCATCAATGCGTCACCCTATCGCTGGCTGACCTATGACGAGTTCAAGCATCACATCGACAACTTGGGAGAAGATGATGACTAAGAACGAACGTGATAACCTGAAGGTTATCGGAAATCTTTTGCAGATCATGTTTGAACAGGGTCTGCCGTTTAAGTGGGCGGTTGAGTATGAGGCCGCTGTCGAGGCTTACAAGACTATGGGCGGTCCAACACCAGATGTTGGCGTTCATCCAGAAAGCAGGGGGTTAACGAAATGAGGTACTACGCATATTTTCTGGTTGGCTTTATCGGCATGATCTTTGGTGCCGGTATGGCTGAAGACCCTTCAATGAACCTTTTCTACGGCGTTGCCGTGCTTTATCCATCTGTCGGCCTTTTGTGCTACAGTATGGTCAGGCTCGTGATGAAAAAGCATGGCCACTGACTTGTGCGGTGAGTTGTTGGTAGGCTTGAGGGACGCCTAAAGTATGTCGTGTTTCACCGCACAGGTGCATCCCTAACACACATACACCCTCACCAAGAGCGAAAGGGGCAGGACGCACGGGTCTTGCCCCTTTCCATTTCGTACCATCGTACAAATCCAACCACGAGGTAATGATGTCTGAAAATGAAAACGACCTCTTCAATGAGGTGATGCTGGCATTGGCGATGCCAAATCGCATGCTGGTAAATCGTGACGTTCAACGGCCACAAACGCACAAGGGTGCGGATTGGTCTATACGAAACACCCGCCAGCTTTTGTCTGGCTCAACCAAGTTTATCGTAAGTGACAGCCTGTTGCATCACGCTGTTCTTGCATCACTGGTCAAGCCAAAGGCTCTTCTTGAGGCTTGCAAGTGGGCTATGCCACCCATCGAAAATATGTGGATTGAGTGGAATGAACACCGCCGCGTAGAACTTATGGCAGAGCAGCTTAAATCCATGGGCATCAAGATAGCTGAAGAGAGTGACGACGCATATCGCTCTGAGCGAGTGGGGTATCACATATCCCCTGTCAAAGGGCTGAACATGTATTCCCTTTTCTTTCGGGATACTGACAACAAAATCGCTGTTCCTCTAAATGCTTTCTACATCAAGAACGAAGAGACCATATCGGCAGAAGAGTTCGTGCGAGACCGCGAAACAAATATGTTTCACACACAAAAAGACTTGAAAGATACCGATGCAGGTCTGGAGTTTTTTGAAGAGCATCAGGCTGTGTATGGCAAGGTTCTCTTGGGAACACCCTACTGTTCCGACATATTTTCTGGGCCTGAGCATCAGAAGTATATCGATCAAGTGTGCCGACGCATGACGTTTGGCATGCACCCACTTGCTGGTGCTGCGTATCAAACCAGCTTTGTGAACCCGGTGGATAGTGGCATCTTAAAAACGCCCAGTGATTTCAAGCGTTGGTTCGACGCATCAATACAGATGAATTATGGGGACGCTCGTTTTCTGATGACGCTGATGGCGCTTATCAACTACCCCAACATTCTGATTGAGCGTGATCAGCCAGAGGCGCAGCAGCGCATGATTGCTGGTCGTCGTGTGCCTCGCAACGAGATGCGGGTGATCGAACTTGATCTGCCCAAGCCTCGCGGCGTCACCCGCTACCAGCGCATGTTCAAGGGCATGGGTACGCCTAAGCGTCAGCATGTTCGGCGCGGTCATGTCCGCCGGATAAAGCACAAGGACGGCACAGAGACCACTCGCTGGATACCTGAGATGGTTGTCGGTGACCCAAGCCTTGGCCGCATCGATCACCAGTATGATTTGAAGACAAAGGGGTCGAAATGAAAAAGCCCTTTCAAACATACAAGTGTCATGTTTGCGGAAAGCTGCATGACAAGAACAAGGTCGATAATCAAAAACTTGGAAACACCCACATGATGGATGGCAGTATTGGCGGCAAAGCTGTTTTATTTTGCTTCACCAAATCATGCGTAGTTCGTTACAAAGAGGAGAGGGCCAATGAAGCCTAGAAGAGCAGACGCTTATTTCGTGTGTCAGCAGCAGTTGGCAGAGGTAATCAGGGCAACTGAACGCATCTTGCTTATGGACGAGTTCCCTGATCCATCTCCAGAAAAAGACATGCTCGACATGGCTGTCAGCAATTTGCAGCAAGCGCAGAGTGATTTGATGAAGGCGCGTTTGCGTATGCACGAATAAAAATGGGGGGCCGAAAGGCCCCCCATTTGTCTTGGGAGTTGTAACCTATTGCACCAGATCACGCTCCACCTTTATACCATCGTACAAATTTAGTCAACTAGAACGGCGCATCGTTTTCATTGTAGGTCGGTGTGTACGTCATGGCCGCGAATGGATCGTGGTCTGTTTCTGAGTATCGGCTGGTGATCGGATTGAAATAAAGTTCAGCCATACCCTGCTTTCCCACCCATGAAAACCTACACTTCCACACATGCACTTCACTTATCGACGAGTTGATCGGGTCTGGCCGATGCACGGACAGGCCCACATCTGCTTTTGCAAACCATGCCGCCGACCCTGAGATGTCGTAGCCCTTGGGGGCTGGCACCTTGCCATCCTGACCTCGCATCATCTTTGTCGGGTGTGCAACGAACCAGAGATGGATGTCGTGGCTCTGGGCGAAGATGCGAAGCTGGGTCAGCATCTCGCTGATCCAATCGGTCTCGCTGATGTCACTGGTCTTGGCGATGTAGTTGTAGGGGTCAATGATTGCCCCTCGTATGCCGTGGCGCATCACGGCGATCTTCAGCCGTTCAATGATACCATCGATGGTCGCCATGCTGCCGTCGTTCTGATACAGGAAGCTGAAGTGTTCCTTCACAAACGACTTGCCCCTCTCCAGTTCTTCTGCGGTCAGTCGAGGCGTGACCCCTTGGAAGAACGGCTTTGAAAAATGCTTGCTGATGATCTTGGCAATGTGGATGCGCGGCTCGTTCTCAAAGGAACAGATGGCAAACTTCCAGCCCAGCCGTTCCGCAAGGTTTACCATGATCTGATCGATGAACTCTGACTTGCCCGATGATGGATGCCCAGTGACCACGGTAAGCTGGCCGGTGACTATCGAATACAGTTCATCCACTCCACTGTACCCAGTGGCCACACCCTTGCCGATACCGTTCTCGTAAATGTCGTCAAGCTGGTCGTAGAAGTGAGAGGCGTCGTACAGACCGGCAACTGGCCATGGCTGACAATCGACCACCATTTTCTCGACGGCCTTCCTGCCATGCTTCATCAGAACATCGTTGGCATCTTTGCAGCCGTCTGGATATTCGATCTTCCAGCATCTGTCTTTGCCGATGCGTCGAGCAATCTCTTCTGCCATTGCCTGACCAGCGCTGTCGCCGTCTGTCGCTATAATGACACGGTTGGCTGCGTCTATCTTTTCTTTTGCGTCCCATAGAAACTTGAATTTGTTGTCTTCTTTTGGGTCTATCTTTCCATCGACAACCTTCATCACCGCGCCATTCGGGACGGACACGCTGCTCTCAAAGCCGCACTCGACCATGGTCAAGCAGTCTATCTCGCCCTCGCAAATATACAGATCATCATTTCTGACAACGGCGTCGAGATTGAAAAAAGACGCTGGCGCACCGTTGCAGGAAAACCCCTTCTCGGTCAGCGGCCTGTTCTTTGTCGCGTATATCTGGCCTTGGTTCATGTAGGGGAACATGGCGATATCTACCTCTTTTCCAATTCCCCTGATGTATCCAGATCCAGATTTTATGTTTGCCTGACGCGCAGTTTCTTCACTGATCCCACGCTTCTTCAGCCATTCCAATGTCTGCTTGTTCAGTTCTCCAATGTTATCCTGCTTTGCCAACGTCATTACTTTTCTCCCAGACGCAATAGGTTTCTCCTCCAACGGCACAACACCACTGGCTTGGCAATGCCAGCATTGGTACAGAGTGCTGTCAGACTCAACGCGCAACGAAAGTGTGCGCTCGTTTTTCTTTTTTCGGGTTTTGGAGCAGATCGGGCAAGCTATTTTATGCTGGCCCTGCCCCTTGCGGACGGATTCACCGCGTATGTGTGCTTCAATCATAATCAATCTCCCAAGACGAAGACAGATTATGTGGGTGCCAACATCAAGTCAATGCGGTTTTTCCCTATAGTTCATATGTTCTATATAGAGCATATTATGTATTATATATAATATATATAAATACTCTTACATAGCTCATATGTAATTTGTACTAGGGTACAAAACACGATGTGTTTTCTAGATCTGCCTCCTGAGATATACGCGATACTTTTATGATTGTTCTTGGCCGCTCTTTGTCCAAGCCCCAGAAGATATGCTTCTGTTTCACTTGTCTGTCGTTCTTGTAGATGAAGCCCTGCATCAGGTCGAGTATCAGGCTTTCATCAAGGTCAGGTCTTCTGCTGGCATAAAAGATTTTCATGTGGACTGACAGGTCGCCATCCATCATTTCGTCAAGCCTTGGACACTGGGCATTGAACATCTTGGCGTAGAGCCTTGCCTTGTCGCTTTTGATCGAAGCCGGTTTGCCGCTGATCAGAACGATCTTTCTGCTGTTGGCCTTGGACGCTGGTTCGCCCTCAATCGTGAACGAATAATTCTCCATTGACTTGGTTCTCCCCATTTGATAAAACTCGCATAGGAGTTGTAATGCACATAACAAACAATCACGGCTTACCACAAGCATTTGTGGACTTTGCTCGTTCCGACAAATACAGCAAGGGTGCTGCGGATATTTCTGCCACCTCACTCATTGACAGCCCTCGTGTGCGTCTGATGCGGGAGCATCATGCCAGCGACAGGCAGATCGATGTTGTGGATATGATCTGGCCCCTGTTCGGGACAGCCGTTCACCATGTTCTTGAGAGCAGCAAACCATCAGATAATGTGATCCTAGAAGAGCGTCTGTTCGCAAATGTTGATGGTTGGATATTGTCTGGCGCGATAGATCATCAACAGATCACCGGCAACAGTGTTCACCTTACCGACTACAAAGTGACCAGCGTTTGGTCTGTCATCCACGGCAAAGTCGAGTGGGAGCGGCAGCTTAACGTCTATGCGTATCTGGTATCGAAGTCTAAGGGCATGGATGTAACCGGCCTGTCCATCTGCGCGGTGCTGCGAGATTGGAACAAGCGGGATGCCGCGAACAGAGCCGACTATCCACAATCACCTGTGACCATCGTGGACATACCTCTTTGGGGCAGTGGTGATCGTTTATCCTACATCCATGACAGAGTGCGACTGCATCAAGAGGCGCAGCTTGAGTACGATATGGAGCAATCTTTCACCGCCTGTTCTGACGATGATCGCTGGAAGAAGGAAGACAGTTGGGCGGTGAAGAAGAAGGGCCTGAAGAGGGCCTTGCGGGTTTTCAAGGATGAAACCGAAGCGAAGAATTTCTCTGACGGACAATCTGTCCCGACAGAGATAGAGCATCGTGCTGGGGAGTTCACGCGATGCAAAGGCAACTACTGCGGTGTTGCCGAATTTTGCAACCAGTATCAAGGAGACAACAATGAGTAGTGTTTGGGAAACGCTATCGAAGATTGATGTGTCTAAGCACACAGAGGAGAAGAATGGTCTTACATACCTCAGTTGGGCTTGGGCTTGGGGTATTGTGAAACAACACTATCCCCTCGCCAGATTTCAAAAGAATTTGTTCGATAGTACAAATACCAAGATGCCATACATGATAGACCCCTCGGGTTTTGCTTTTGTATCGGTCACGGTTTTTATCGAAGACGAGGAACAGACAGAGTTACTTCCTGTTCTTGACTACGCGAATAAGCCTGTTGCCAACCCCAACAGTTTCCAAGTGAATACCGCTCTGCAACGGTGCCTTGCCAAGTGCTGCGCTATGCACGGACTTGGCCACTACATCTATGCCGGTGAGGATTTGCCCCAAGGCGTAGAGAAGACTGTTTCTGTAGAGGACGCTGAGGGCAATAAGAAGGACGTACAGGGCCTTGAGACGCTGGCAGAGGTGTTCACCACATGGATACCTGAATGTGCCGACATCAAGGCTCTGAGGGGCTTCTGGGCGTCGAACAAAGAGGCCATAGAAATACTCCAGAGTGGCGATAGAGAACTCTATGACATGGTCTATGGGCTGTTCATAGAGCGTTCAAACGCTTTGAAGAAGAAAGATGCCAAACCAAAAGGAGAAGCGGCATGACTGATTACCCACCCGGTGGCGTTCTGTTTTCCAACAAGCGCAAGAAGACAGAGACGCAGCCAGACTTCACTGGCGACCTAGAGTTGTCCGACGAGGTTGTGTCTGATCTGGTTAGCCAGATGGAAAGAGGCGTTAAGAAGCCGAAGATAGCCCTAGCTGGCTGGAAGAAAGTCAGCAAGAAGGGCCTTCACTTTGTGTCTCTGAGAGGCTCTGTGTTCAAGGAGCGTGAAGAGCGTCCGCCACAGAAGCCAGCAGACGACTTCAACATGGGGCCGTCGAAGGTAGCGGATGAAGACACAATTCCGTTCTAAGAGAGTGAGGTCAGAGCGGTATCTCAAATCATTGCGTGGTCAGCCATGCTTGGTTTGCGGTACTGGCTCTGAGGCTCACCACATCATGTTCGCAGAGCCAAATGCTATGGGGATGAAAGTGGGAGATAATTGGTGCGTTCCTCTGTGCCACACATGTCACATGACACTTCATGCTTTTGGCGATGAAAAAACATGGTGGGATCTAAAAGGTGTAGACCCCTTGGCTTGGGCCAAGAGTAATTGGGAGAAGTTCAATGGATGATGAATACGAGTGCGATCAGGACTGCGATTACAGCGATGTAGTTAACGGTGAATGCGAGTGCTACAACCGCAAGTCTGAAGAAGAAGAAGCGAGGTGTCCGGTATGAGTGACATGGTATGGACACTGAGCTTCCTCTCTTCAGTAGCGGGTGTGGTGACATCTACATCAGGAGATGGTGAAACTACACGACATTTCGCTTGGGCGTCAGATAGCCCTGATTATTGGCTGCATTACATCGTGGATGATAATGGCAAGCAGGGCATCATGATTGATGAAGAACACGCGCCGAATGAAGAATTGCTCTATCTAATTATGGGGTATGGGGCGTACCACGATGTAAATGTGGAGATTGCAGCATGAGCGATGTATCAGAAGCTGCCATTCACTTTGAGGCTGTCAAAACATCGATGTCTCAAAGCAAGGCCGGAACCATACTGCGGATAGCCATTCACCCGAATGATGTGCCGCCCAGCCTGCATACCGATTGGGTTGGATCAAGGTACATGGTGGCAATGGTGAAGCTGGATGACGAGGATCAGCCAGAGATATCTGATGATCAGCGTCAGGCAAAAGCTCTAGTCGCCAGTGCAGGTATGCTTTGCAGGAACGAAGACTTCCGCAAATTCTTGGACAGCCAAGACCTGCTATCTTTCTCGCCAGATCACTGGAACGTGGATGGAGATGGAGATAAGTATTCAGACTTAGAGGCCTTAACAGCAAGATGCTTGCGTAGTTACCTTCACATCGAAAGCAGATCAGAGTTGGCCACAAACTCTGAGGCAAGGGAGAGGTTCAAGAAACTTCAAGAGGATTTCACGCTATGGAAGAAAAACAGACCGTAGAGGGCGCATCTTCACAGGAGTTCATGGGTATCAAAGACATCAGTGAACTTCTGTCGATGACACGCAAACAAGCCTACTACATCACAAAGACAGACAAAGACTTCCCAAAGGGCATCAGCCTAAGCCCGAGGATCAAGAGGTGGAAAACTGCTGAAGTGATGTCTTGGCTAGAAACCAAACAGGACGATTAATTTGTACGATGGTACAAAACGGGAGAACGAAAATGAATGACGTATCGAAGCGCAAATACAACATCAAAAAGAAAGACCGCAAGCCTTGGTCAGAAGCTGCCAAAGAGGCTCAAAGCGAGCGCATGAAAGAGATGTGGAGACTGCGTAAGCTGAAAAAACAAAAGGCCAAGCTGGAGAACAAGGTCAATGCTGGGAAGATTTACATGACCCTCACAGACAAGGTTGAGCCGAAGCCAATGTGGAAGCGCATCATTGATGCCATCTTGGGGCGGTAATGTATCCCTGTCCTCAATGTCACTCAAGGGGTACGCGGACCAGAGACAAAGCTAATGTAACTCTCTGGCCCTACCCCCAAGTGACCCGGCATCGGGTCTGCGACGATTGCGGAACACACTTCATCACAGCAGAAGAGTTGTTCCGCGTCATCAAGCCAATACCGAAACTGGGCAAAAAACACAGCTTCCCTAGAAAGCCCCACTCCAAGGCCAGAGGCCGTATACAAGAGGCTTTGAAAGAGCTAGAGATCGGCGATTACATCATGGCAAACAACAAAAGAGAGGCCGTCGCATTGCAGGGCGGCATGATCAAGCTGTGTGGCGCTGGTTGTATGCGGGTACGAAAATCTAGGAAGTCAGACAGGTATGTTTGCCAACGGATCAAATGACCTAGATGTCTGCCTCGTTCATAACCTTGTTGCCCCTCTGGATAAGGGCCTCTAGATTGTCGCGCAGCCGTTCCGTGGCTTTTTCCTTCTGATCGTCAGATAGGTTTGGATTGGCATCTATCTGACGCAGCTTCCTCAAAATTCTGTTTCTTGCGCTGTTGATCGCCCTGATCTGGCCAAACACAGAAAGTTCTTTTTGATATCTACTACGAACATCCCTGATGGCAGATGGGTCTCGCGACTTGATGACCTCTTCCAGAACCTCTCTGGCTTTGAGAACCTTGTTCCTGTTCTCTATGAAGCCTGAGACATCTTCTCTTTCAGATACGCTGTAGAACACCTTCCGCAAGAACGGTGTCTGCCTGACAAACTCGTCCTCAAAGCCTTCCGACAGTGCCGTCGGTATGGTCTGTGTGGTGAAGTCTAGCGTCCGGTTGACAAACATACCGGCACCACCAGTGAGATAGTTGAGCCAGTAATCGATTATGTCTGGGGAGAAGTCGAGCAGACCGCTTTCCACCTTGCTGCCACCAGTTAGCTTATTCAAGTTATCTGTGGCCCACTTCAAGGATGGGCTGGTGGTTGACCAGTACAGTTGACTGTTTGGCGGCGGCGTTGGGTCGAATGGGCTTGTCTCTTTGACGATGGGCCGACCAGAGAACTCTTCTTCGTTCCGCATCAAATCAACAAATGGATCTGCAACCGTTGGGGCTGCAAAGTTAAAGAAGTTATTTGTGCCGCCAAGAGGGTTCAATGCGTCTGCCGCTGTCATAAAGATGCTCGACCCAGCCTCACCGATGTCGTAACCGCCGCGCATCAATCGGCTCAAAGAGCGACCAAGATTGAAGCCGATGTTCAGGCCATATGGCAGAGGTATGGAGATGTGAGACCTGTCAGTCACCCCGAATGGATCAGGTAGCAAGATATTATGCTCAAGTATGTATTCAGGGGCTTTGTCAAACACCAGTTCTCCATCTTCATCTTCTTCTGACAGAGATGCGTTTAACTGATCTAGGATTATCCCAGCCATCACGGTGGAGACCCATATCTTGCGAACCTTGGATGAGCGTGTGGCTGCATTGATAAGGGCAAACGAGCCTTGCAACGAGGCATTGTAGAACAGGTAGACAGAGTTCATAAAGGGCTTAAACTCCCCGCCCTTTGCAAAGTCTACCGTCACGTTTCTCGCTGCAAACGCGGCTCGTTCAAACCCTATCTTTGGTGCAAGTGATTTGAACGTGGCTACACGAATGGCGTTCTCAACCACCGTGTTGTAATCGTCTAGCAAGTTCAGGATTGAACCAGCGCCCTTGCCGACAAAGCTATTTTTTACAGAGTTCCATTTGCCCCTCGCGCCGCTCTCGGCAATATCACCGATGACGCCCTTGATGCCATTGATCTGGTCTTGCAGGGTGTCCATGGTGTTCAGGGCATTCTGACCGCCATATATCTGGAACAATCTGAATACATCCGCGTCTGTGGCGTTGTTGATGTCAAAGCCTGCGGACTCTGCCATTTCTTTTGTGATCGTTGACGGCAGTTCAAACTGACCTGTGTTTTTGTTTCTACGCATACCGCGCACGACATCTTTGACGCCCTTGAACGCAGACTTGTAGTTGGTCAGTATTTCTTTTGTAAGGCCATCGATCTCGTATTGATTGACGTTCACTCCCGCTGTTTGAACATCTCGCACAAGGTTTGTGACCAAGAACTCTGGGTTGTATGTGGTATTGATATTCGACAGATATCTGTTGATCTTGCCGAACCCTCTCACAATTCCTGACAGGGTCTGGTTCGATGCCCCGGTTGAACCCTTCATGGCCTTCGCCACCCTTGGGTCTCTTGTCTTGATAAGTATTTCTTTCCCGCCCTCTTTGACGACCAGTATTGAGTCGTCGTTCTTGGCTTGGAAGTCGTACATCATTTTGACTGCGCCTTGGACAAGGCCACGACGCATGGGTGGGCTTTGCAACTCGACTGCATACTCAGACATGGCTTCAGGTTCTGCGCGGATCAGGTCAAGGAATGACTTACCTACGGCATTCTTCTCAGACCTGATGACGGCGTTTTGGTTCTGCATGAACACGCTTGCCAACACGCTAGTGGCGTACTCGCTGCGGCCAAGCATGCGGCGGTCTTCCTTGCCCCTGATGCTGAAGGTCTGACCACGGGCTGCGCCAAAGCTGCCCTCTTCGCTTGCCTCTCCATCTGGATCAAGTATGCCGCGTAAGGGGACATACTCTTGGAAGTCTGGTGCCGTAACCGTGTTGCCTTCTTCGTCAATCTCAACTTCGCCAGTATTGAAGTCTGCCGGTATCAGCCCGCCTTCTACACGAACTTTGTTTGTGTCGGCCACGATATCTCTGACTATGCCTCTTACATCCTGAAGCACCTGTCTGTTGTTTGTATCAAGGCTGTTTACCCAGTTGATGATGGCATCAGCCTCTGCATCCCGCATGCCCGAACCGGCGGTCTCGCCTTCGTTGATGGAGCTTATATATGCGTTTCTCTCTTTGGCATGCAGCGCGTATAGATACGCATCTACGACTGCAAGACGTTTGCTGCCCGACTCTTTCTCTGCCTGACGGACAAAGTCGCTCGCAGCAGCAAGACCTTCGTAATTTGTACCCTCGTCTAAATTTAGATCTTTGACGCGGTCAGCCGCTGGTTCGTAGAAAGCATTCTTTGCCTCTTCGATGCGGTTGCCCACACGGCCATGGTACAGGCTCTCCTGCAAGTATGGATCAAACGCATCATCGATTGTTGCGCCCTGCGCTCGCAGCTTGTCCACAACTTGTGCGATGGGGAGGAACCTGTCTTGGAACAGGTCGCCAAAGGTGTTGGCCGCCTTCTCTGCTTTCTCTTCGCTGCCCAAAGTTACGAGCTTCAGGGCCTTCTTTAGAACATCATATGACTTGCCATAGACGATGCTGTTCTGCGCCTCTCTCAGGTGAGAGGACGAGTAATCCATGGGTATGGCTGAACGGTCTGCTATTTCTCGTCTGTAGTTCTTCTCACGAGGAAATGCTGTAGCGACAGTGAATATACCGTCTCCAGACCTAAGCCTGTTTGGCGGTATGAAAGCAAGGCGCACAACAATCTCTGGAGACTTCCTTGGTGGATTCTTCATAGAAAGCTGTAAGTCGCCACCGGGTCGAGTTTCGCTTATGACATCAGGGCCATCTCTGTAACCCTGCTTCGCCCAAGCCTGCATGACATCGTATATTGGCTGCTCTAGATCAGTGTACTTGCTGCTATCAAGAAACTCTTGAAGGTGATTTCTTTGCAGCATGTGATGAAGGCCAAAGTCTTGCAAGAACGACACTTTTAGCCCAGTAGACTTGTCCTGACCCGC